CCTCGCCATCAAGAAGGCCGCGGCCAGGGCGCAGGCCTTCGCCCGGCAGATGGAGCACCAGAAGGCCCGCCAGGCGATGAAGCGCCGGAAGCTCAAGCACGCCGACGGCAGCTTCCCGGACTGGGAATGCGGGTGCGTGAGGCGATGGCCTATGCAGCGAGCATGCGCCACGTGCGCGCACCAAAGGCCGCTGGGCGCAACAAAGCCCCCGCCCTGCGTGGGCTGCATCAAGGGCGGAGAATGCACAAGATGGGAAGACGCTGGAGGAATAGATCATGTACATCAACATCAACGACAAGGTGAAGGTCAAGCTGACCGAGCACGGCAAGCACATTTACAAGCACCAGTTTGACGAACTCAACGAGCGGATCAAGCGCAACGGCGGCAAGCCGATCAAGCTGGATCTCCCGGAAGCCGACGCTGACGGATACACGACCTTTCAGCTTTGGTGCCTGATGGAGATCTTCGGCCAGCATATGCACATGGGCCGTCCGATCCCGTTTGACACAGATATTATGATCCCAACGGACGGTGATCCGCATGACAGCGGACAGTGATCTGATCCGCCGCCAGGACGCGCTGGCGGAGATCCGGCAGGAAATGAAGAAGGCATACACGCCGGCCGGGCGCAAGGGCTTCAAGCAATCGTTTGACGTCCTGCGCCGTCTGCCGGCCGCCCCGCCGCTGAGCGTCGTCCGCTCGCACTGGTTTGCCGCTTCCGGCTGGTGGCTGTGCTACAACTGCGGCGGAAGATCCACGGGCGGGAAGTGTACGCCCTTCTGTCCCTGGTGCGGGGCCAGGATGGACGAGCTGGCGGACGAGGAAATCGAATAAAACAGAGCCGCGCCGTACCTGGATGGGTGCCGATCACAACAAAGAAGAAAGGAGAATCCTCTTGTGATCAATCGACGGATGTGCCAAACCGCGGCACCTATCCGGGTGCGGCGGGAAAAGAAAATAAAACCGTACAGAAGGTAGTGATGATATGGCAGATGTAAAATGGATCAAGATCACGACGGATATCTTCGACGATGAGAAGATCCTACTGATCGAAAGCCTGCCGTCGGCGGACAGCATCATCGTGATCTGGTTTAAGCTGCTTACCCTGGCCGGGAAGCAGAACAATGACGGCGTATTCATGATGAGCAACCGCATCGCCTACACGGACGAAATGCTGGCGTCCATCTTCCGACGGGAGATCAACACAGTGCGCTTTGCGCTGCGGACGTTTGAACAGTACGGCATGATCGAGCTGATCGACAATGTGATCACGATCCCCAACTGGGGAAAACATCAGACGCTTGACGCCTACGAAAAGAAGAAGAAGCGGGACAGGGAGCGCATTGCCCGCAAAAGAGCGGAGCAGCGGCTGAGAATCGAAGCGCCTGCGGATGTGTCGCCCGATGCGTCGCCGGACATGTCGCCCGACAAGTCGCCCGACGTCGCCTTTTCAGATAGAGATATAGATATAGATAAAGATAAAGATAAAGAAGAAAGAGAGATTGCGGACGCTGACGCGCCGGCATCCCCTCCCCCTTCCCCCACGAAGAAAAAGCCCGTCAAGCATAAGCACGGCGAATACAACAACGTCCTTCTGACAGACGAAGAACTTGACAAGCTCAAGGAAACCTTCCCGGACTGGAAGGAAAGGATCGACAGGCTATCCGGCTACATTGCCAGCACGGGCAAAGCCTACAAGAGCCATTATGCGACGATCCGCAACTGGGCAAAGAAAGATCAGGAGAAAGGAGGCCCGGCACGTGGAATCAATCAGAACATGCGCCCCGGCGTGGGTGAAAGAATTGGCACATACCTATGAGCAGATGACGCCCAGGGAGCGGATGCAGGCCAGGGCGGACGGATACAACGCCGGGATCGGCACGCGGGACCAGGAAGATGGATATGACTGCCCGATCTGCAAGAACAAGGGCTTCATCTCCGTCGTGGTGGAGGCAAACGGGATCTATGACGAAGCCTTCCGCTTCTGCAAGTGCGATGAGATCCGCCGGCAGCGGCTTCGCCTCAAGAAGAGCGGGCTGCTGGAGGCGGTGAACAAATGCACCTTCGACCGATATGAAACGCCGGACAGATGGCAGCAGATCGTCAAGGAGACGGCGATGCGCTTTTGCCAGGATGAAGAGCATCACTTCTTCTTCATTGGCGGGCAGAGCGGCGCGGGCAAGTCGCACATCTGCACGGCGATCACGGCCCACTACATTGACCAGGGCAGAAGCGCGCGCTATATGGTCTGGTTTGACGAGGCGACGAAGATCAAGGGCCTTGTCACGGATGCGGAGGCATATGAGGCCGTCATGAGCGAGCTGAAGGAGACGGATGTGCTATATATCGACGATCTCTTCAAGCCGATCAAGGGCAAGGACGGGCAGATCGTCCCGCCGACATACGCAGACGTCCGCCTGGCGATCGAGATCATCAATTATCGCTACAACAACCCCGGCAAGATCACGATCATCAGCGGAGAAAGGACGATCGACGAGCTGATCAGCATCGACGAAGCCCTGGCCGGCCGGATCTCCGAGCTGTCCAAAGCCGGCGGCTACTGCATCAACCTCAAGAAGGACAGCGGGAAAAACTGGCGTCTTAAAGACGTAACGACATTATGAAAGGAGCGCGCAGCATGGGAGACTTCGGCATCAAAAGAAACGCATCCGGCTACTATGACGAAACGCCGTACAAGGCGATCCGCAAAGGCCCACGGCCGGGCGAGATCTGGACGCACAGATCCATGAGCGACTATGTGCTTGTCCTGGCGAGGGATGAGCGCGTCTGCGCCATGCTGAGGCTTGACGACAAATTCCGGGAAGGGAAGATCGTCGTTAGGGCCAGGGCGCAGATGTACACCGACCCGCTGAAGCTTAGCTATTGTTTCCACGATCAGCTGGGCGCATACGTCAAGACGCTGCCGGAAAAGGAATTTATCGGCGTACAGAAGATCGTCTGCGAAACGCTGGGCCTGACGAAGGCGGTGATCGGTGGATGAGAAGACGCATGACGATGAAGACATGGCGGATCGTGGCGACTTACAGGGAATATTCCGGCCCGCCGGAAAATACCAGGACGCACATCCGGAAGCATGAATACGAAATCCCGGCCCGCACCCTGCCGGACGCCTTCATGGTATTCAATCGGAAATACCGGATCGACGGCCTGATCGGGATCGGAATCACGGAGGCGAATAGCGATGAAGAAAAACCAGAAAGAGAAGGGACAGGCGCAGCTCTATCTTGAGCAGATCGAAAAGCTGGAAACGCAGATCGATCGAAAGAAGGACAAGGCGGAGCGGCTTTATTGCCTGGCGACAAAGAGCACGTCGTCGATGAGCGCTGGAGGCGCATCCGGCGGCGGGAATCATGACAAGGCAGGCGGAGCAATGGACAGTTATATGGATCTGGCCGCCGAAATCGAAAAGGAGGAAGCAAGCCTCAAGGCGCTCATCTGCGATGCGTGCGATCTGATGGGCCGGCTTCCGAAGCAGCATTACGATGTGCTGAAGCATCGATATCTGTATTATAAAAAATTCGACGATATCGCCAAGGAAATGAACTACTCATACCGGGGCATCCGCTCGCTTCACGGCCGGGCGCTGCAACTCTTCGGCAAGGCGCTGGAGGAACATAACAGAAGAAGAGAGGAAAACGCCCGCTGTCTGGCTGGAATTATGGAAGAAACCATCAAGGCGGCACGCCGCGTACGTGGAGTATAAAAAGTGTGCACATGTTTTCCTCTAGTTTGCCTATCTTTTCCCCTACTTTTCCTATTGAATGCAGAAATTATCGGCGATATAATAACACTAGAAAAAATATAAGCAGCAAAGCGAACCGAAAAGCCTGACAGGGATCTCCCCTGCCGGGCTTTTTGCGTTAGAACGATTAAAAGGACGTGGTACTATGCCCAGGAAACACAGAGCTGCATCTAGGCGACTGCCTTGAAGTGATGAAGGAGATCCCGGACAGCAGCGTGGACGCGATCATCTGCGATCCGCCGTACGGGATTACAGAATGCGAATGGGACAAGGCGCTGCCCTACGATGAGATCTGGAAGGCATACCGGCGAATCCTCAAGCCGGCCGGCACGGCCGTCCTCTTCGCCGCGCAGCCGTTCACGACGGACCTGATCAACAGCAACCGGGCGGGCTTCCGCTACTGCTGGTATTGGAAGAAGAACAACGCCACCGGCGCGCCGTTTGCCAAGGTGCAGCCGATGCGCTGCATCGAGGACATCTGCGTATTTTACACGACGGCATCTTCTGACAACGCCGGAAAGCACAAGGCGCTTCGGGCGTACATGATGAGCGAGCTGGCCGCTTCCGGCCTCAAACGCCGGGATATCGACAAGCTGCTTAAAAACAGCATGTCAAGCCATTACTTCACCAACGGCCGGCAGTTTGCTATCCCTTCCGAGGAGAGCTGGGCGAAGCTGCAAAGCACCGGACGCTTCCAAAGATCCTATGAAGACATCCGTGCCGAATGGGAAGCGGAGGCCGGCGGCCATGGGGGACACACGCACACCTACAACCCGCAGGGGCTTGTGAAGCTAGAAAAGCCGATCGAGCGAAAAGGGCCGAAGAAAAACAACGTGTACAGCTCCTTCAGCGCAAAGCTGAATCCGCAGCTATACACCAACTACCCGCGCAACGTCCTGGAATTCGCCAACGAAGCGACGGACAGCCGAAAGCGGCTGCACCCGACGCAAAAGCCCGTGGCCCTGCTGGAATACCTGATCAAGACGTACACCAACGAAGGCGAGACGGTGCTAGACAATTGTATGGGCAGCGGAAGCACGGGCGTCGCCTGCGTGAATACCGGGAGGAAGTTTATCGGCATCGAAAAGGACGAGGCATATTTTGAAAAAGCGAAGCAGCGTATAGAAGACGCTGCTTTTGTTTTGGAGTAAACACGGAAAGGAGGCGTGATTCATGGGCAGGCCGAGGAAGATCAAGAGCGTCAAGGAGCTGGAGGAAGCCTGGGAAGAATATAAGGAAATGTGCGACGATCAAACCGTATTGGCCCATGAATTCAGCGCAAAAAACAGTGAATTCGTATCGGCTGAGCTGAAGCGCAGCATCACCTACACGATCGAAGGCTTCTGCGTTTATATCGGGCTTGCACGGTCGAAATTCTATTCGACGTACGGCGAAGATGAGCGGTTTGGGGACACGGTTACGCGCATGCGTGAGGAATGTGAGGTCGATGCTCGACGGAAATTTGAAACCGGCATGATCCCGACGCAGCTGGCCGGGCTTTGGATGAGCAACTACGGATACACGACGAAGACGGACAACAATACGAACCTGAAGGCGCAGCAGCAGGTCGTGATCGTGGATGATCTCGATGAGTAGAGGAAAGATCCTTCGCATTAGCGATTTCGTCGGCGGCGGATACAATGACTTCTGGAAATTCAGAGGCCGTTATCGTGTCGTAAAGGGCAGCCGTGCCAGCAAGAAGAGCAAGACGACGGCGCTCAACCTGGTCACACGGCTCAACAAGAAAGGAAACGAGCAGGCAAACCTGATCGTATTCCGCAAGACGTACAGGACGATCAAAAACAGCTGCTTCACAGATCTCAAGTGGGCGCTTAACCGCCTGGGCGTGATCGATGACTGGGAGATCACCCTCTCCCCTTTGGAGATGCGCAGGAAGAGCACGGGCCAGGTCATCCTCTTCCGCGGCCTTGACGATCCGCTCAAGGTGACGTCTATCACGGTCGAGCATGGATATCTTTGCTGGGCATGGCTTGAAGAAGCGTATGAAGTGATGAATGAGGATGACTTCAACGTCCTTGACGAATCGATCCGCGGCGAATGCCCTGCCCCGCTCTTCAAGCAATGGACGATCACGTTTAACCCATGGAACGAACGGCACTGGCTCAAGAAGCGATTCTTTGACGCGCCGGAAGATCCGAACATCCTGGCGATCACGACGAACTACCTTTGCAACGAATGGCTTGACGCGGCGGACCTCAAGGTCTTTGAAGACATGAAGATCCGCAACCCGCGGCGCTATCAGGTCGCCGGCCTTGGCAATTGGGGCATCGTGGACGGCCTGATATACGAAAACTGGCGGGAAGAGCGCTTTGACGTCGATGAGATCCGCACGCTGCCCGGCATCGTCTCCGCCTTCGGCCTTGACTACGGATATACGAACGATCCGACGGCTGCCTTCTGCGGGCTACTTGATAAGGACAAGAAGCGCCTGTACGTCTTTGATGAGATGTACGAAAAGGGCATGAGTAACCGGAAGATCTACGACACGATCACCGCTATGGGATACGGCAAGGAGCGCTTCACCGGTGACAGCGCGGAGCCGAAGAGCAACGACGAACTCCGAGGCATGGGCCTGCGGATCACCGGCGCGCAGAAGGGCCGGGATAGCGTCATGAATGGCGTGCAATGGATACAGGACCTTGAGATCATCGTGCATCCGCGGTGCGTCAACTTCCTGACCGAGATCAGCAACTACACATGGAACAAGGATAAATTCGGCGTGAAGCTTAACGAGCCGATCGACGACTTCAATCACCTGATGGACGCAATGCGCTATGCCCTGGAAAAGCATATCAGCAATCGCAGGTGGGCGGCGTAAGGAAAGGATGGAGCTTATGGACTATGAGATTTCCGTCAGCGTGCGGCGGAAGATCGCCACGGCGGCGAAAGATGCGCTGTACGTCTGCGGGAACAGCGACTACGTGATCCGATTCGACTTTGATGACGAATGGACGGAGCACAAGACGAAGACGGCACGCTTCAAGTATGGCGGCACATATCAGGATGTGATCTTTGACGGCAATGTATGCCAGGTGCCGATCATCTCCGACACGTACATCATCAATGTGGGCGTATACGCCGGAGATCTGGAAACGACCACGCCTGCCTATGTGCCCGCAAAGAAGAGCATTCTTTGCGGCGGCGGCATTCCCGATCCCCCGAAGGATGACGTATACATCCAGATCATCAACAAGATCAACCAGATAGCAGAAAAAGGCGTCACGGATGAGCAGATTGATGAAGCGGTCAGGAAGTATCTCGAAGAAAACCCGATTGATACGGGCGTACAGTTCGAGACGGACGAAACGCTGAAGCTTGAGGACGGCATCCTTTCGGTCAATACGGCGAAGGTTGTTCAGGAAGACAATACGCTGCCGGTCACAAGCGCGGCGGTATACACGGAGGTGGGCAATATCAATGCCCTTCTGGCGACGATTTAAGGGAGAGGATAAACGATGAGCACACAGACGGAAATCACGAGAATTCAGACGGCGAGAAATACCATCCGCACCAAGCTGGTCGACCTTGGCCTTGTAACATCGACGGCGAAGCTCGACGCGCTGGCTACGGCGGTGGAAGGCATCGAAAACAAGGGCGCTGTGAGCGCCAACGTCAAAGAGGGCGAAAGCTACACGATTCCAAAGGGCTACCACAACGGCAGCGGCACGGTCAAGGGCGTATCTGGCGGCGGCAGCTACGAATTGCAGACCAAGAGCATCACGCCGACGAAAGCCCAGCAGGCGGTCACGCCGGACACGGGCTATTACGGTCTTTCCAGCGTAACGGTTGCGGCGATTCCGGCGAACTACAACGACACCAGCACGGTGACGGCTGGCGCGGCTGACGTGCTGGCGAACAAGGTGATCGTCGATGCGGACGGCGAGACCGTCGCAGGTACGATGCCCAACAACGGCGCGGTGAACCAGACGCTCACGCCCACCACGACCAGCTACACGGTACCCAAGGGCTATCACAGCGGCACGGGCAAGGTGAGCATCAGCACGGAAACCAAGACCGCCACGCCGACCAAATCCCAGCAGACGATCACGCCGACCAGCGGCAAGGTGCTGTCTCAGGTAACGGTTGCGGCGATCCCGAGCAACTACATCGACACGAGCGACGCAGATGCGACGGCGGCGGACATCCTTGACGACAAGACCGCCTATGTGGACGGCGTGAAGGTCACGGGTTCTATGCCTAATAACGGCAGCGTGAGCGCCACGATGGACGGTCTGACGGCGACCAGCGTGACCATTCCGGCAGGCTACACCAGCGGCGGCACGATCAGCCTGACGGACGACATCGAAGAAGCGCTTGCGGCGATTTAAGGAGGATGCGGATATGAGTGTACAGACGCAGATTGACCGAATCATCACGGCGGTGGACGCTGCACATGCGGCGGTAGCGGAAAAGGGCGGCACGACGGCCAGACCGTATCTGGTCGCCAACCTTGCGGACGCGATTGCGACGATCCCGGAAGCGCAAGTGCCGCTGCTCCAGATGAAGACGGTCGCACCGACCACATCCCAGCAGGTCATCACGCCGGACAGTGATTATGACGGTCTGAGTCAGGTGACGGTCAGCGCCATGCCGACGGCGACGCAGGCGGTGCCGAACATCACGGTATCCGACAGCGGTCTGATTAGCGCAAGCGCGGTGCAGGCGGCTGGTTATGTGGCCGCAGGAACGAGGACATCGACCGCGCAGCTTACGGTCGAGACGTGGACGATCACATACGAGGATGACACGACTGAGGATAAGGATGTGGTCGTGCTGTGATCAGTTTTGACAGCGCCAAGGCGGTGACCATCGGCGGCAAGGCGGTGCAGCGGATCATGCACGGTGACGCGCTGATCTGGGAGAAGAAGACGGCGGCGTTTGATGAGATCGTCCTGTTCCCGGAGACGGCACTTGCCACGATGCTTTTCAGCGGTAATACATACGCCATTGATGCGGTGACCTTTAGCGAACCGCTTGCGTCCGGTGACGTTATCATTTTTTATTTCAACGGCAAAACGGAAGAGGTTCAGATCGGTCAACTCCCTGGATCGGGTCAACTTGTGATTAATGGCGATTTGGTGGCGTTAGCATCAACGGGCGAAGCAAATTACCAAAGTTTCTTCGTCCAATTCATTGGCGACACAGGCAATCCGACCATGTTCAAGGTGACGAAGAAGGTGAGCGCATGATCGACTTTACAAATGTGACCGATGTGACCATCGGCGGCAAGGCGGCGAAGAAGATCATGTGCGGCGCTCTGGTGATCTGGGAAAAGGAGAGCAGCGGAGAGCCTGACGGCCCCGTCGTAGTCTTCCCGGCGACGAAGGTATCGACAATCTACTGGCCGCCGTCTACTATGCTTTCAAGTGCCATCACGTTGACGCGCACGGTCAGCGTCGGAGAAAACTACATCATCTACATCAACGGCACAGCGCATGAAGCGACAGCCACGGCAAGCGGTTCGTCCATCCGGCTGTATTCGGACGACGGAAAGGTGATGTTTTCTTCCAGCGACGGCATCAAGTTTGATGGTGACATCTCCGGCCGGTACACATCGCCGACGATTGAGATTCACTACATTCCGTAATTTGAGGTGAGCGCATGATCGATGCATGGTGGCTTCTCCCTGCGCTTCTGATCGGCGCGGCAGGTGGATACATTGCGGCGGCGCTGTGCTTCGCCGGAAAAGATAAAGGGCCGGAGTGATCCGGCCATATGGAGAGCGATGCGGATCAGCGTCCTCCTTGATTTGAGAGATGGTTGTACTCAAAACAGGATGCGCTGCGGGTTCAATTCCCGCGCTCTCCTTTTGATATAGAATATGAAAGGCGGTGATGCCAGTGCTGAGCGTAACGGAGATCAAGACGCTGATCGAAAACGACGCGGCCAGTCCGAAAAAGCAATTCGCCAAGATCGGCCGGCGATATTACGACGGCAATCACGATATCAGAAAGTCACGCGTCTTCTTCGTCACAAAGGACGGCAAGGTGCGGGAAGACACGACGAAGAACAACGCCAGGATCTGCCGGCCGTTCTTTGCAGAGCTTACGGATCAGGCGGCGCAGTACATGCTGAGCAACAAGGAAGAGATCGTCCTCTCCGACAAGCCGGAGCTTCAGAAGTGGATGGACGTCTACTTCAACAACGATAAAAAATTCCGCGCCCAGCTGCATGATATCCTGGTCGGCTGCGAGATTGACGGCGACGCCTACGCCTACGCCTACAAAAAGGCGGACGGCAGGACGACCTTCATGTACGCGGCGAGCGAGGGCGTCGTGGAAGTGCGCAAGAGCGAAACCGACGACGGATGCGAATACGTGATCTATTGGTACGTCGATCGGATCGGCAAGAACAACAAGACAATCAAGCGTATCCAGGTATGGGACAGCGCGCAGGTCTATTTCTACTGCCAGGAAGGCGACGGGCCAATCATCCCGGATGCATCCGAGAAGACCAACCCAGCGCCGCACAGCATCTACACAAAGGACGGCGAAGAAGGCGCATATGCCGAAGACTATGGCCTGATCCCCTTCTTTAGGATGGACAACAACAAAAGGCGCATGAGCAGCCTGAAGCGCGTGAAGGATCATATCGACGATTACGATCTGATGAACTGCGGATTGACCAACAACATCCAGGACGCGGCGGAAGTCGTTGTCGTCGTGCGCGGCCTTGCCGGTGAGGACATCGATGAACTGATGTTCAACATGCGCAACAAGAAGCAGATCGGCACGCCGACGGCAGATGATAACGTGGAATTCCGCACGATCGATATTCCCGTGGAAGCCCGCGTCAAGAAGATGGAGATCGACGTCAATAATATCTACTGCGACGGGCGCGGCGTGAACATCGAGGCGCTCAAGGACAGCAACGCCACGGTAAGCGTCGCCATCAAGACGGCATATTTCCGGCTTGATATGAAGTGTGACGAGATGGAGACGCGGCTGGAAGAATTCATGCAGCAGCTGGTGCAGGTGGCGCTTGACGAGATCAACCGGGACAATGAAACGGACTACACGCTTTCGGACGTGTATTTTGATTTCAGCCGGGAGAGCATCACCAATGCGCAGGAGATGGCACAGGTGGAGCTGACGAAGGCGCAGACGCGCCAGGCGGAGATCATGACGCTGCTGAGCCTTCAGACGCAGCTTGACCATGAAACGCTGATGCAGCAGATCTGCGAGCGGCTTGATATCGACTACGAAGAGATCAAGGACAAGCTGCCAGATCCCGAAGCCGCCGCAGATCCTTACGCCCCGGCCGCGGCCGGCAGCGCCCTGGATACGATCACGCCCGAAGACGACACAGCCGGCGGTGATGTGATTGAATAAGCGGGAGATCGAGGTCATCCGCGGCCAGCTTGACGCGGAAGACAAGGTGCTTTCCGATCTGGCAAAGATGTATCAAAAGGCGCTGCGGGACATTGAGACGAAGATCCGGATGCTGCAAAGCGATGAGCTTACGCAGAGCCGGATCTATCAGATCCAATACCAGAAGGCGCTCAAGGGCCAGATCGAGGGCATCCTTGAAAAGCTGCACGGCGATGAGTACAGCACGATCCAGGCGTATCTGTCCGGCAGCTATACGGACGCCTACGTCGGCACGATGTACAGCCTGCACGGCCAGGGCGTGCCGATCATCGTCCCGATCGACCGGGCGGCGGCGGTCAAGGCGATCGTCACCGACAGCAAGCTTTCCGTCGAGCTGTATGCCTCGCTGGGCTATGACATGGACAAGCTCAAGAAGCACGTCCGGGAAGAGATCACGCGCGGCATCGCCGCATCCCTGCCCTATGAGCAGATCGCTCAGAATATAAGCGCCTATACCAGCATGCCGCTGAGCAATGCAAAGCGGATCGCCCGCACGGAAGGACACCGCATCCAGCAGGCGAGCGCAGACGACGCTAGGAACGCGGCGAAGGCCAAGGGCGCGGATCTGGTCAAGCAATGGGACGCAAGCCTTGACGGGGCGACGCGCAGGCTCCACCGAATCCTGGACGGCAAGATCGTGGAGATCGGCAAACCGTTCATCATCGGGAAATACAAGGTCATGTATCCGGGAAAGTTTAACGATCCCGGCCAGGACTGCAACTGCCGATGCGTATGCCTGACGCGTGCACGGTCGGCGCTTGACAAGAAGGAGCTGGAAGTGCTCAAGGAGCGCGCGGCCTTCTTCAAGCTTGACAAGACGGAAGACTTCGAGGACTTCAAGAAGAAGTATCTCAAGGCGACAGCTTAACACAAAGCACTGTGCAGAGCATGGTGCTTTTTTCATACCCTGAAAGGATGTGATGATTATGCGCAAGATCTGGTGATATCCGGTGAAAGCATATTTCTTGACATACAGAAAGGAAGGATATTATGACGAATTTTCTGAGCGGCAAAAAGAAGATCCTGACCATGATCATGGGCGTCGTGTCCGGTCTGCTGATTGCCTTCGGCCTTGATTGGTCCGAGGTGAGCATCGTCGCCGGCGCGGTCGTCTCCGTCGGCTCCGCGGTGAGCTATCTGCTGGTCGAGGGTAAGATCGACGTCGAGCGCATCAAACATGCGGCCGATGCGGTCAATGACGTCATCGAGTATATCGGCGTGCCTGAAGGCTTGATCGATCCGGATGAGGAAGAACACGAAACCGCGGGCCAGGATGAAACCGGCCAGGACGGTGATGTGAATGTCTGACGGCATCACGATCCTCAAAGCACACCAGACCAAAAACCGCTGCTATCAGCAGGGGAAAAAAGTCACGCACACCGGCATCCTGGTGCATAGTACGGGCGCGGTCAACCGGAATCTCAAGCGCTACGTCGATGCGCCGGATCGCCTGGGCAAAAACCAGTATAACAACCACTGGAACAGCGAGAAGGCCGACAAGGCTGTACACGCCTTCATCGGCTGGGACAAGGACAAAAAAATCATCGTGGCGGAGACGCTTCCGCTTGATATCTCCTGCTGGGGCAGCGGATCGGGCAAGAATGGCAGCTGCAACCGGACGCATATCCAGTTTGAAATCTGCCAGGGCAGCGACACAGATGCGGCCTATTACAAGGCGGCAATCGGCGTCGCAGAAAAATACTGCGCCCACCTTTGCAAGGAAAGAGGATGGACGGCGGATGACATCATCAGCCATAAGGAAGCGGCGGAGGCCGGCAAGGCCAGCAACCACGGCGATCCTGACAGCTGGATGAGGAAATTCGGCGACAGCATGGACGCCTTCCGCGCACGCGTCGCTTCCCTCCTGGGCGAGACAGTCACAGTGAATGCACCGGAAAAGACCGAGGAAGCGAAAGCATACACGGCCTATATTGTCAAGAAGGGCGATACGCTATGGCGCATCGCTCAAAAGACGCTGGGCCGCGGCAACCGATACAAGGAGATCATGAAGGCGAGCGGCATCTCAAGCGAAAAGCTCAAGATCGGCCAGAAGCTCAAGATCCCGAAAGATTAAAGGCATAACGGGCACCCGTCAAAAGGTGCCCTTTTCTATGCAAACAAACGCCCGACGGCGCAGGGTGTAAAAAACAGCGCTCCCCCCACCTGTACGATCAGGTTAAAAACGTAAAGAGAAAGGATGTACCCATATGACCATCGCTGAAATTCTGAAGGCCGCGGGCCTTGACGATACCGTGATCAAGACGATCGAGGACAGCATGAAGACGAACAAGATCTTCACGGCGTCCGAAGAAAACCTTGATATCCGATACGGCAAGCTGAAGGATCAGCATGCCGGCCAGGCCAAGCAGCTGGAAGAAGCGCTCGCCCTGATCGAAACCATGAAGAAGGACACCAAGGGACAGGAAGATCTTCAGAAGAAGATCGCCGATTCCGAGGCTCGCATGGCGCAGCTGGAAAAGGAAAACCAGGAGCTTCGTGCCGATTCCGGCATGGATCGGCTGCTGATTGCTGCCGGCGCAAAGCAGTCGGATCTTGACTATCTCAAATTCCAGTGGCGCAAGAAGGGCGAAATCGCCTTTGACGACAAGGGCGAGATCAAGGGCGGCGAGGACGCCGTGGCTGCGCTGAAGACCCAGTGCCCGGCGCAGTTTGAAGGCGGCGGCGGCCGCAAGTACGAAGAGCGCAAGCTCCCCAACCCCCAGGACGACCGCGGCGAAGAGCCGAAGAGCCTGGAAGAGGCGCTGCGCATGCAGTATGAAAACAAGATCGAGTAAAGGAGTAATGAAATATGCCTCTTACGCTGAATGAAATGAAGGTCGCCATGAGCGACAAGGTATCCCAGCAGGTCGTCGATATCTTCCTGCGCAATTCCGAAATCCTGCACATGCTGCCCTTTGATAACTGCGTATCCCCGCAGGGCGGCAGCACGCTGACGTATTCCTACGTGCAGAAGAAGCTGCCGAGCGTGGCCGCCTTCCGTGCGCTCAACACCGAGTACACGCCGGGCCATGCGACGATCGAGAAGAAGACCGCGGATCTGAAGATCTTCGGCGGCTCCTTCGATATCGACCGCGTGCTCAAGCAGGCGGAAGGCCCGTATAACAACATGGCATTCCAGATGAAGGAGAAGATCCTGGCGGCGATCTCCCTCTTCCACTACACCCTGATCAACGGCGACGCCACGACCAACGTGAACGAATTCGACGGCCTTGACAAGATGCTGGCCGGCACGACTTCCGAATACGGCGCGGCTGCCGTGATCGACGTGTCCACCGCTGCAAAGCTCAAGGAGAACGCCGACCAGTTCTATGAGGCGCTTCAGCTCCTGATCAAGGAGACGCAGGCGGATGCGCTGCTGCTCAATACCCGCACGATCAGCAAGATCCAGACGCTGGCGCGCATCCTGGGCTACAAGACCGACAGCGAGGAAGCCTTCGGCAAGAAGGTCGTCACCATGGACGGCTGCCGCTTCATGGACCTGGGCAAGCACTACACCGTATCCGGCAACGCGGCGACGGGCAACGACTGCGTGAAGGCGGGCATCTCCCGCACCGTCGGCACGGCGCAGACCGGCCTGACCGACATCTACGCCGTCAAGTTTGACGTCAACGACGGCTTCCACGCCGCATCCCTGACCGGCAACGGCGCGATCCATCAGTATCTGCCGGACTTCACCAAGCCGGGCGCGGTCAAGACGGGCGAGGTCGAAATGGTTGCGGCTACCGTGCTCAAGAACACGGCGCACGCCGGCGTCCTGCGCAACGTCAAGATTGCCTGATAACGAAGGAGGACATAAACCATGGCAGCAAAGAAGGAAAACCAGAAGAAGTACCTGATCGAGGTCGCCGGCAATCCGCAGTATTGCGGCATCTGCGCCGGCGGCGTCCAGTTCGCCAACGGCAAGGCGGAGATCATGGAGGGCCGCATGGTACAGTGGTACCAGGAGCATGAGGGCTACAAGGTGACGGAAATCGCCGAAGCGGCCCCGGCCTGATGGAAGGTGATTCCTGATGATCATGGAGACGACCGAGATCCGGCGATTCATTGACACGCAGGAAGAAGATCAGGCGCTCGAAGCGAGGCTTCGGGCGCTTGAAGCTTCCATCAAGAGATACACGAACAACGACTTCAGGCGCGTGCTTGAGGATAACGGCGGCGAGTGGCCGGATGATATCAAGATGGGCGTCGTGGATCTGCTCCGGTGGAAGCTGCGCAACGAGGCCGCCAACAGCGGGGACACGTCAAAGAAGGACGTGCAGAGCGAGACGCTTTCCCGCCACAGCGTAACCTATGCGACGGATACAACCGAGGCGGATATCGATGAACGCCTTGGCTATCCGAGGAAGTACGCCGCCTTCCTGCGGTCGTACATCCGGGCGCGCTTTGGAAAGGGGACGATCGGCGGATGAGCACGATCGGAGGAAACACCACGATCCTGATCCAGAAGCAGGTCGGCACCGAGAAGAACAAAATCGGCGAAACGGTGCCCAAATGGGCGGATGCGCAGGAGATCTTCGGCTGGCTTGACACGATGGGCGGAGGGACCGGATACGCGGCCTACAACGCCAAGATCCAGGAAAGCACGGACGTCTTCGTGGCGGACTATGTTCCGCTTGCCGAAGGCGTCAAGGCGGAAGCGTGCCGGGCCATCCATGGCGGGAAGGTGTACGACGTGACGTATATCGATAACCCGATGGGCCTTAACAAGCACCTGGAGATCTTCCTCAAGTACACGGGAGGCCAGTGATATGGCCGGGAACGTAACGTTTGAGGACTATTCCATCGAGGTGATGGAAGCGCTGGACGAGACGACGATCGCCTGGCTGTATGAGGCGGCAAGCGAAGTTACAGCCCAGGCGCAGCGCACATGCGTGATGGAAGACGACGCGGGCAAGCGGCTCAAGGGCAGCTATACCAACCAAGTGGACGAAAGCAAGGGTGAAGCCACGGTCGGCACGCCGCTGGAAGAGGGCTACTGGGAGGAATTTGGCACCGGCGAATACGCCGCCCATGGCGACGGCCGCAAAGGCTGGTGGGTATTCATCCGGGGCGAGGCGAGCAAGGGCGGCGGCAAGAGCTACGCCACAAGGCAAGAGGCCGAAGAGGCCGCTGCTTTCCTTCGCACCGTCAAAGGGCTTGACGCCGTGGTCACGAACGGCCGTCCGCCCAACTATACGCTGGAAAAGGCCTTTCAATCCAAACAGGAATGGGCAAAGGATCGCCTGGCCGACATGCTGAAGGAGAAGATGAAATAATGAGCATGGCTTCAATGGAATACGTCGCCGGCATGATGAGCAAGATCCCCCTGCCCTATGAATTCATGCGATGGACGCGCACGGATATCCCCGAGGTGTACTTCACCGGGGAATACAGCGAGGTCCCGAGCACGACCAGGGAGGAAAACGGCCGGCAGGACGTGACGGTCATCCTGCGGGGCTTCACCCGCGGACCGTGGCTGCTTCTTGAAGAAGCGAAAGCAAAAATCGAAAAGATCTGCGCAAAGACGGTGATCCTGCCCGATGGGACAGGCCTCGCCGTCTTTTATGATTCCGCCATGCCCGTGCCTACGGGCGACGCGGAACTCAAGAGCATCAAGATCAATCTGACTATCCAGGAATGGAGAGTGAATTAACATGCTGAATGGCATCACCAAGGGCACCCCGTCGAAGATCCTCTTCGGCGCTGGCGTCTATTTCAAGGGCGTGCCCTATAACGAGACGGTCGCGCCGACTATGGAAGCGATCATCGAAGCGATCATCGGCGCAACGCAGGAGGGCGGCACGCTGACGATCACGCCGGAATTCTTCGCTCCGGAGCTTGACGGCGCGCTGGTAGCGATCCGGGAGCTTCAGAAGAAGGTCGGCGAAACGGCGATCATGGAAGTTTCCTTTGCAGAGCTGGCGGCTGAGCACATGAAAAACCAGGTGATCGGCAAGCTGGGCGAGACGACCGACAAGCAGTACGACGTGATCACGAGCGACGACCAGATCCGCGCCGGTCATTACTATGACGGCTTCGGCTTCTACGGCGAGATGATGGACGGCAGGCCGGTGATCATCCTGTTTAAGCAGGCGCTTTGCACGAGCGGCTTCACCACGGACGCCAAGAACAAAACGAACAGCCTCTTCAAGGGCACGTTCACCTGTCACAGCGATCTGGATTACGGCGTCACGCGCCTGCCCTATGCGATCTTCATCCATAAGGAGACGGGCTGGACGCCGGTGAACGCAGAAGAGGCTGCGGCCTGATAACAGGAAAGGACGGGACAGCTTATGAACAATGACGAAATGATTTTCGGTAACGATACGGACGTCAGCAGGCCCTATTATCTGCGCCCGCTGAAGGATAAGGATCTTTATACGGTCCTTTCCATCATCGACAGGATCTTCCCCGGCGACAAGCTTCAGGAAGCCTTTGGCGAAATCGCCACGCAGGGCAAGACGATGGAAGAGATCGGCATCCAGGTATGCACGAAGCTGGGCTTTGCGCTGATCCGCAACATCGTCACGGCGCACGATGAGATCTATGCGCTGCTTTCCGACGTGTCCGGTCTGGACGTCAAGATCATCGACGACATGCCCTTTGGCACCGGCCCGATGATGATCTGGGACATCGTGAACAACGCCAAGAACGCGGATTTTTTCAAGGCTGTCTTCAAATCGGAGTGATCGGCGAATTCAGATTCATGGACATGCTGTACGCAAGATACAGCTGTCCCATGGATCTGGTGCGCACGTATATCAATCAGCGCCGGTTTGGGGACTTCGTGAAGCACTTCATCCAGGCGGAAAACGACCGCCGAAAGGCTGAAAACGACAAGGATGAAGAATGGATGATGTGGACGGCATATCTGCACAGCCATTCGGACAAGTCGTATAACGATTGGAAGAGCGAGATCCTGGGAAGCGGCAGGCCGCAAAGGAAAGCCGGCGGAGATCAGGATCTTGACGACGCGGGCATCAAAAACATCATCGATCACCTATTCCCCGGCGGATGATAGGCCGTTTTCACCCGGAAAGAGGGTGAAAGCGCGTGAACATATTCGAGTTATTCGGCACCATCGCCATCAATAACGAAGCGGCCAATCAGGCCATCGACGACACAAAAAACAAAGCCAAGGACGCCGGCGAGGAATCACAGGGCGCTT